TGGTAGTACGTGAGAAATGCGATATCTCAATCAGGTCAGGGTACTTATTCAAAACAACGCGCGGCACCCAATCTATCAACCATGGTTTGTTAATATGGAGTGGATTGTCAGTTAACCTCCACGGACAGAACACATCTACAAAGCTCTCAAAATAGTCTAGGAACCAGAAAGGCGCAGTAAACAGCTCTTGTTGAACGTGCACGATAAAAGGTGTGGTATCACTACGCACTGAAACATCATCACTAAACCCATAATTTGGGACAGGGATATTCTCCCTATCTTTATTGGTATGGATTGGTGTGCAATCACTTGCATCACAGATGATATCAACAGGCTCCACAACACGTGCTTCCTCAATAGGTGGCACTCTCTTATACTTCCTGACAGCACTTATGGGGAAATCGGGTCCTGGTACAAACTGAAGCTCTTCCTCTTCACCATCTTCTAAAGGTATTGGCTCCGAGTTCACTAAGAATTGATTAGACTGTTCTATCTCATTGCTCATCACTTGTTCCGTGTCCAGGGTAAGCGGCACATCAGCTACCCTCGCAGCACATAAAGAGCAAACAGCTTTTGGGAAACCATGGCTGCACGTTTTATCTTCACAACATGCTTCCTTAAGTAAACGTATTTGTGCTGCATGGTGTCTATCCAATTCGTGTCCAAAAAGCACTAGCAAATCGTGTAAGTTCAAATTCTTAGCCTTTGTTTTCTCAGGAGTGGCAATGGACGGTGGTAAATCATAATACACCCACTTGATAACCATTTTGTTGCCCTCTTTCACAGCAATGGGGTACAAAACATCTATATTCCATAAATCTGTGTGGCCCATTGCCTTAACCGGGTCAAGGCATTCTTGATCAACCTTCCTGAACTCAGGTTTCACATATTGGAACACAGTGAATCCAACTCGCCGCAAAATAGAATATTCATCGTTCACAAACAACGTAGCATGCAGGTGCGGCACATTTGTCGTTAGTCCGACCAATTCAAAATTCATCGGTACAGCTCCTTTCGACTCCACATCTGGTTTCAGTGCAGTACAGGGGACATTATTAACAATCTTTATCAACAAATCATGTGGTGTCTCACCCGGTGCCACTTTCTCGGCTCTCTTATTCATAAAATCATCAAGAGTCGCTACTATGTGGTGAGAAAAAACTTCGGACTGAAACTTATCTGACATATTAACAGTGACACGATATTCTGCATCCTTACCTTCGGGTTTCCAATTCTGTGTAGTCTTTTTCCACTGAAAGAAATAATTAATCAGGTGGTCATTAACAGAACTCTTTCCAATACCCGCCGGACCAGCAATGGAATAACCAAATGGACAATACTTCAATCCTGATGCTAAGGTCACCATAGTGGCACGCGTTGATAGTTTTTCCATCTTGCCATACAGTGCTGTTAGTGTTTTCTCAGCAAATTTGTCAGGCGCTGCCCTTCGTACTGCAATGATGTGTTCTTTGAGCGACTTCAACTTAATCAGATAGTCCGACCTTTGCATACCGCGCTCAGATAATCGCCCATTCTCAAAGAAAGGCATCCAAGCGTCCATTTCAGCAACTCTCAATTCTAAATCATGCAGCTTGTCAAAACTATAATTCACTGGGAAGACCGACTTCTCCATAACCATGGCATAACCATAATCCAAAAAGTTCTGCAGTGAATCCGCTAGCACAACAAAGACTTCAAAAACACCACCCGTAATAGGTTCGATGGCAAAGAGCTTTATGCCTTTGAGACAATAATCACCTTGGCAATATGTCATCATACCAAGTGCCGTAATGGCTCTCAAGAATCGCACAATCCCTCTAACAATTGGGTTTTTAGCAATACGAGATGGATTTCGTAAACAATCTATGACAGCGTCTAAAGCAATCTTGACTTTCTCTGCAGATTGGGTGGTATAATTTTGGTCATCGACATGTGCATACTCGTCTTCATCCAAATCACCAGCATACTCTTCAAATTGTTCACCTACATCACTATCTAAGTATTCACGACACAAGCGGATCACAGAAATAAAAAGTGATCGACGCGTCGATATAACACCAAAGTCCTTTAAGGCATAAACTATCGTTGATATAAATCCGCGGTATGTCGTCTGAGCAGAAAGAGACATGCACAAAAGGGCTATCTTCTCACTATATAAGAGGACTTTATCCATATCCAACTTCATCTTCACTCTAGACATAGCATTATTTGCACGTTCCTGATATTGTTGGAAAATTAAATTGTGACTACGAGAATCACTATCCCAATACGGTGATCTCCAATCTGGTCCTTCA